GGCTTTAAATCTTTTGGAGACTTAATTCCAAATTTTTTCATAGCTTTATTAAAAAATTCTTTGTATCCGTCATCCTCTCTGAACATCATATCCTTACCTTCGTTGGATTCTTTATCCTTATCATCAGCATCTACATCGTGCATCTCACCGATATCATAATATCTACCTAAGATATTACCCATATCTTCATATAAACCACTCATTCTTTCTTGTAAGGAGTTAGCTTCTTGAGCAACTTTACCAAATTGTCCTGAAAGACCTTTAAGTTCTTTCATATTACGACTTACTGTAACCTTATCAAACATATCTTCTGTTTCAGAAAGTGTATGTTGAGTAGCACCTTCAGCTATCTTTGAAAGATTCTCAGCTACTTCTTTTAAGCTACCCTTACCATAGATAGACTCACCTATAGAGTTAAAGTTGCGAATAGATTCTACTAATTCTTTTACATTAATAGTTGGTGTATCGTTTTCTTTCTTAGCCCAAGGGCTTTCTGAAAGAATACCACCCGCCATTGTCAGTTCACTTAGTAAATCTTTTAATTTGATATTAGCCATTTGTTTTCTCCTTAGATATAAATATCTACTTTCTTAATTTTCCCTTAGGCATATATCGCCTAAATCCACTTCTAACTTTTCTCCACAACATTTTCATAAAGGGTCTTTCACCTTCATGTGTTCTGTTCATAGGTCCAAATTCTATTCCCCTTTGTATATCTAGAGCATCATATCTTTGACCTTTTACTCCATCCATCATTATCTTAATAACTTGCTGTGAAGCTTTACCTAAAACCTTAGACATCTTTGTAATATCAGCATCTATATGTAGTTTAGATTCAGGATTACTATACTTTGATGGTGTATCTAAATCCTCACTTACAGATTCTTTCTTTTCATCACCAATCCATTTAGCAGCAATCTCATCATACTTACCACTATCCATTAATCTATTCATCAATCTAGTAGCGGCTCCAGCATTTTTAACTATTTTAATTGTTTTATCGGTTCTATTATCATAAACTTCCCACCGACCTTTTTTAACAGCTTCACCCACTCTTCGCTGTCTAGCCTCTTCTAATTTAGCTTTTAGATTTTTCATCATTTCAACAACTTAAAAGCTACAGAAGCCATTTTCTTAATTGGTAACTTTTCATATTTCTTTTTGTTAGACTGACCAAGTGCTTTATGAACTGCCATAATAGCATTAGCAGTTTGCATATCTACTCTAACTCCACCAATTTTCATATTTTGTTTGTTCTTTACTATATCTTTTATTTTATCAATAGTGCTAGCTTCATTTACGGATTCTCTAGTAAAACTACCAACACTCACACCAGCTGCAGCAGCAGCTTTTTTTCCTTCCGGAGAATCAGCTGATAGTTTTTTTGGTTCTTCTTTTTTCTTTTTAGAAAGTTTATCTTTTAATCTTTGAAAGATACTCTTAGCTTTCTTATGATTTGGATTATCTTTATCTCTTAAAGCAGTAACAGCAGATATTTTTTTACCTGTTTTAGGATTATTCATTTTAATTTTTGTCATTGCCGTAGCAGCTGCAATAGCGGCTGGGTTTTCGTTGAGAGCACCCTCTTTCTTCAAACGGCTTTTTTCAGCTCTACCACGATTTTTAGATTCTGATTCAAATCCCACAATCTTTCCCCTTTTATGTGAAGCGTCTTTGCCATCACCATTTCCATAAGTACCCTTTTTTCTGTTGTACTTATTTAATTCTGCTCTATACTTTTTAGACTTTGTAGATGATTGAAATTTCTTATACTCATCCTTATAGTCTCTTTCTTCACCTAACTTACTCATCCATTCCATACCTGGAATTACTATATCTTTTACTTTAAATTTTTTCTCAAATTCTTTCTTACCCTTTGCCAATTTCTTTAAATGTGGGGGTAAGTCACCAGTCTTTTTAAAGTCATCTCTCATCTTCTTTATTTGAGAAGCAGACGAAGCTTCGTTCATACCTAATTTCTTTCGCAAAGCATCAATCTTCTTTATAAGTTCTTTTTGATTAGAGCTGCCAGGCATCATTTTCATAGCCTTTGCATACATCTTATATAATTCTGCTTTAGATGGCATTACTTAACCACGAAACTTTAATATAGCTTTTTTTAAATCTTTTAAAGTCATATTTCTACGAAGTGTGGCGACAGTATCACCCTCACCGTTATCTGCTACAAGCTCAATATCGTCCCAATATGGTTTAGGTCCAAGAACTTTCATAATTTTTCTATCTTTCTTTAAAGCCTTTAGAATGACTTGCCTATCCTCTATTCCATTTGGATCGTATAGATTAGTATTATCGGATATTTCATTTAAAGCTTTTTTACCAAAAAATCTTTCATAATTTTCTTTTAGAGAATGTTTCTTTGATTCCTTTATTGGTTTATACTTTTTTCCGTTAATTGTAATTGTTTTTTTCATTTTCTATCCCCTCATTATATCGTTGATTACTGCTTCAACCTTACCATACTTAGTATCACGAACAGCAGAATGATTTACGCTCTCATTTACTCCACCTGTAGGATACATAAAAGCACCATGCGTAGATGGGTTAGATACAAAGTCAAATGCAATTAGTTCAAAGTCATCCTGCACTTCTTGAGTGCCATTCTCATTAACAGATTCAACCGAACCCATACCACGAGAACTAATACCCAATCTAATACCTGATTTAAATAATTCTTTTAGGATGTTTCCACTTGGAGTTGGTAGAACCTCTACAGTTCCAATTAAATCATCACCATTCCAATTCATCTCTGTTATATTATGTGAAACATTAGATAGGTTCACAACAGAAGATTCAGGATGGTCTAACTCACCCATAGCCCTTTTCTGCCCGATAAAGTTTTCAAAATACTTCTTAGCTTCACGCATTAGTATTTCTCTTGGATACACCCTTCCATTTTGGTTTTTGGTATCTGCTCTTTGTAAAACACCTTTAACAACTAACTTTCCGTTGTTCTCTTTCATAGCCTCATTTACTTGGTCGGCTTGTATTTCAAATGGTAGATAATCTACTATTAATTGTTTCATTTTCTACTCCTATGTGTTCTACTCCTGAATATTCTATCGTAATTTTCTTTTAGAGGATGTTTCTTTGATTCCTTAATTGGTTTATACTTTACACCATTAATAACTTTGGTTTCATTCTTATCTGAACCACCTACCAGCTTTTCTCTTTTTGCCTTTAGTTTCTCTAAGTCTTGGTATAACTCACCGGCAAGATCTTGCTGTCGAGGATCATTATATGAACCGGCCGTATTCATGTTTGCTTCTGTAGATTTTATTTCTTTATCTAATTTTTCTAATTCGCTTTCTGGCTTTTTAGCGTCATCTGCAATAGATTTTGCATGATCTCCTAAATCAAGTAAAGTTTCATCACCTTCACCATTCATAGCTCTTTTTACTTTTTTATCACCAAGCATTTTTTTGAGTGATTTATCTGCTTCTTCTTTACTATCAAAATAAATTGGAGAAGATCCTGATCCTACTTCTATAGCATACTGAACCTCATCAGTCTCATTTCCATCATCATCATATTTTGGAGCTGCATGAAATCCTAAATAGTTGCTGGAATCGTCATCTTTTCCAATCAAATTATGAATCTCTCCACCATGGTTTGCATCTTCTGAGCCAACTGTTAGTCCTCCGAAATAGTCTGCAATAGAATTCAACTCTTTTTCAATTTTTTCATTTTCCTTTTCTGGTGCATTTTTTTCGTCATCATCATATTCATCATCATCATCCATATCTGGCTCATCACCACTATCTCTATCAAAATCACCCCCGCCTAATTTACCACCAGAATCCTTTTCACCATCATCTCCACCATCATCTCCCATTTTATTATAAGCGACTTTTGCTGGGTGATCATCTGGTTGTTTTTTAGCAGCACCAGCAGTCATTTCTTGAGACTCACCCTCTTTGTCTTTATACTTGATGATTTTATCGTCATCAACCTCATTCATACTTTGTGCTATTTCTAATAGTGATATCATTAATCTTTCTCCATCATTATTTCGTGTTTTAGACTTTCCAGTTGTTCTATCCACTGTCCAAGTCTCCTTATCATATAATTCTTATCCACCTCTTTTCTCTGTATCTCTATCTGCCATCGTTTTAACAATGTAGAAATACTGAAAAGAGTATCCATATAGGATTTCTTTTTATCTTCAAACGGCATATTGTTCTCGGTTACTGTAACTGTCCTACTTTGTTCGCGAGTTTAACTAACCTTTCACTTATTTTGTTTAAAGCCTTATGTGTATTTTTCCAATATGACTGTGAATTAACTTTTAATTCATTTTTTAATTTAACATTCATCTTGACAAGTCCTTCTAAGTGATGTAAACTATCACGGACTTCTCTCATTGAATGACCAATTTTTTGTTTTGGAGTCTTTGACTCATCATTTCTATAGTTATGATACTTACCCTCTTTAACTACTGTGTAATCTGTAGAGCTGGTAGCCATTTTCTTCTTTTTCTTTTTATTATTAGAAGATTTGTCTGAAAAAGCGTAAGGAGTCTGATATCCTGGTGTAGCACTAGAAGTGCTAGCCTCATCAAGCTCTTTTTTGATTAACTCTCTGATAATCTCTTTCAGTTTATCTAATCTAGACATTTTTCAGCTCCTTAACTAGTTCATAATATCTCATTAATGTAACTACTTGCTTATCTTCGACTATTCTACCTTTCATTAGCGTATCTGCTTGGTTTACAGCCTCATTGAGCTTAATCTTAGTAATTTTATCATCGACTGTAGGTAGAATTGCTTGGAGTTTTTTCTTTACCTTTACAGTCTCAGACTCAATAAACTCTTTTAAGGAATTTGTATTAGAAATGTTGTTTATATACTCTTTTAAAAGCTTTCTTTGTTCAGCACTTAAAGAACTATACTTTTTGTTGAATTTCTCAACTAAAATGCCATAAGCAAGCAATCTTAAATCTTTTTCTTGCTTTCTATACCCTTCGACAAGCTCTTTTTCTTTTACTTTAGTAGAAATGTTCTTTCTTGTGATATGTTCTACGATAGTAAATCTATTTTGGGTTTTAGTGGCTGGTTTATCTGAGTTATTATTTTCAAATAACTTGTATATAGATGCACTTACTTTGTAATTTGATATCCTAGCCATAAAGAAATCATTTATCTCATAGTTTTTCTTAATTTCTTTAATTAAATTATACTTTTCTCTTTTTAAAGATGAACTATTTAATTTTTGATGCGCTTTTACCACAGCATCAACTAAATGATTAGCCTTTGTTTCAGATTTATAATTTTCTGTAGCTAATACCCTATAGAAATCATATTCCTTTCCCAATTGGGTATTTTTATTAAAAAAAGTTTTTAAAATATTAGCAGCCTCTGCGCTTTTATTGTTATTCAACACATCTACAGTTATCTGTCGTGTTAGTAATTCAAACAATATACCTGTATTGCGAATTTTCGAGTGCTTTGTTTGTGAACTCATATTAAACTCCAATTTATACAATTCTTCATATATAAATATATGATTATTTAATTTTTATCATTGTTAAGTGAAGAAACTTCTGCCATATATTGTTCCTCTACTTCATTCGATTCAGACAATAATGATTTAGCACTGTTCCCTAAATGTTTATATAGATTTTCATAATGAGCTTTAGCAACTCCACCATAAGCCATCTTTTTATCATGCGCTCCTAACGGATCTCTTCCTCTAGCACCACTATCCTTACCATATTTATTAGCTTCTTTAGGACGACCAGCACCTGGCTGACCACCTTCTGGAGCACCCCCATTGTTATCTAACTCATGACCAGTTCTACCCATAGCCATATCCGATGGTGTTCCTGCTGCTTCACCACTTTTAGCAGGATCATTACCCTCTGCTTCTATTTGAGAACGTCTAAACTTAGTTTTGTAGTCAAAAATGATTTGCTCGTCATTTTTCTTAATATCATCATCAGAGAAACTAAAAATATTTTTATAAATCCATTCAGAAGATACCAATCCATCCTGTAACATAGAGGAAGCTAGCGATGTTTTACTAGTCCATAGCTCAACTTTTTCCTGTTCGTATATTGTAGATGGATTTGTTAAACCTAAATCAAAATTTACGAGCTCTTGATCTCTAAAACCTTGAGCATATAGATGAACAACAGCAATCTTTGTTAATTCACTAACAACGATTCTTTGTATTCTTTCAATAGTTCTAGCAAACCTAACATCCTCAGCAGCCAATGTAGCTTTAGAGCCTAATCCCTCTTCATATCCTAAGAAAGCCTTTGGAACTCTTAAAGATGCAAGTAATCTATTCTTTAGATACTCAATATCATCAACAGCCTCATAAGTTAAGCCAGCCATATTCTCAATATTTGTTCCACTATCGCTACCACGAACTGGCAAGAAAAAATCCTCTGTCAAGTTCTGTATGTTGTATCTAAGGTTATAGTCACCTGTCTTTTCATCAATGACAGGAGCCTTCTTCATCTTATTGATTACCTGCTGCATGTAATTATCAACTTCTGCTGGTGGAATATTTCCAATGTCCAACTTAAATACTCTCTTTTCAGGAGCTCTCATAATTCTATGGATTAACATTGCATCTTCCATAAGAGTCAATTGTTTCCACACCTTCCTACCAGCCTCTAACATAGAACGACCATAAGGAACATAGTTAGAATCTGATAAAAGTCTGAAGTGAGCTACTTCATAATTTTCAAGTGTTTGAGATTCTTGCTTTTTCATTGAATGTCTCGCACTATCTCCCTGCGGAGTTAACATAAATTGTACCAATTGTGGATTATCTACATCATGACCCTCTAAGCGAGCAACATCATAAGCAGATATAGGAGTTACATTTGTAACGCCATATTTTTCAGAAACCTCTAATTGTAAAAAGAAATCGCCATATTTGGTCATATTACGAATCCAAGGCCATAGATTAAATTCTATGTTTAGAACATCGTAAAATAAGTTGTGTAAAACATCATATACTTGAGCATTATCTGTTTTTATATCCAATACCTTACCATACTCATTTTTCATTGTCGATTCATCTGAGTAGATGTCAAGCGCAGAAGCAACAATTGAATCCGAATCCATTGTCTCGTAATCTTTAAATAATCCCAATCGCATTTGCTGAGCATATAATTGATCATTATACCCACCCTGCATCATATTTGAATATAATTTTTGGTATCTATCGACCAAATTGGTCTGAGTATTGGATTGAAGTTGTCCTGTATCAACTATTTTTAGTTTTTTACCACCGATATTTCTTACTATTGTATTAGTAGAAAATAATCGTTTTAATCTTGAAAATATGTCTTTTTCAGCCATAATATTATCCTTATTTAATTAACCAATCTAAGTTTTCTTTTTCACCATTAGGTCCTATTTCCATTTCCCAATCATTAGTTTCAGTTGATGGTTTTAACGGCATCAACTGAGAAGAAACTCCACTTAGAGTTCTCCTTTGTAAATCTATTCCCTCATTTCTAAGTCTTAGTGCTGTATCTCTGATCCAAAGTGTTAAAGCGAAACTCATTACCAAATCATCGTTATACCCACTCATCGCCTCAGCTTTATTGTTGTTATATATAAATACAAAAAGTTCTTCAATTAATCTATAAGAGCGAACAATTACTGTCTTTTCTCTAAAATATTCTTCTAATTTAGCAATAACCAATGGTCTTGTTTTAGATGTCATACTAAATCCAGCTACCATGTTACGGTCTTGACTTCTATACTTATTATTCATTTGATGTTCTGTATCTACATACTTTAAATCTTTACTCATATAAAATAAGTTCTCATATCCTCTATCAATACATTGCTGTAACGTAGCCCAACCTATGTTGTTGTTTTCAACAACTAATAAAGCATTGTTATATTCCGTAGCAGTATTCACCAATAGATTACCAAAGTCTTTTGTTGATATCTTACCTTTATATTCTGCAACTTGCTCCATTGTCTGAACATCCATAACGTGAAAGGCAGAGAAATCCGAACCATCCCCTCTACTAACATCAGCACATAATATATAGTCTTTAGTGTAGTTTGCTGGTTGCCATACCCAAAGACAACTATCTATTCCTCTTTTTTCCAATGGATCTTGTGCGTGAACTTGCTTATATTCTTCTAAGATTACACCATCAATAACAGTTTGTCCTGAAGTTAAGAAGTCACAATCACATTCTTGAGCAGCTAAAGAAGGACCTAATAGTCTATCTTGCTCTGATCTCCACTCATCATTTCTTTCGGGATGTAAGTTCCAATGCAGTTTAATAAAATTCCAATCATTCTCACCCTCTTCTGCACCAACCCAAGTCTTATGAAACCAATTACCAATACCATTTGGTGTAGATAGAGCAATACATTGTCCACCAGTAGATAGTGTCTGTGAAGCAGCAGCCCATATCGGTTCAATCTTATCAATGAAAGCAGCCTCATCTAATATCAAAAGAGACAAAGCCTCAGAACGACCACTATCCTCGCCGCTTGAAACGGCCTTTATTTGAGAACCATTGCTGTATCTAAGTGATAGTTTATTATCTTCTGTACATTTCTGTTTTAGCCAACTTGGTAAGTTAGCGTGCATCACTCTAACCTTTGTAACTAAGTTCTTAGCAGTATCTTGTTTGGTTGCAATCACCAAAATGTTTTTATCTTGATGGAATGTCATCATCCATAAAGAGTATCCAGCAGTTAGTGTCGATAGTCCTAATTGTCTAGCCTTTAAAATTACATTAAATCTATGTTGTTCAAATGTCTTTAATGATTCCTCTTGAAAGGGCCAAAGATGAAAGGGTACTTTACCTTTCATTGGATGCTGGACAACACAATACTTCTTTAAAAAGTATATGGGGTCTTTAGCACACTTAACGTACTCTTTTTTTATTACATCTTTTAGAGGAGCAGGTTTCATTATATCTTTCCTAATGTGAATCCAATGCCCAACCAAAGATATTGATTCTCATACCATTTTGGTTCAAGAGCTTTTATCATTTTTTCATTAGCCTCACTACGAGCTTTTAATAATTGAATTTGTGCACTCTTAGCAACAGATATTACAGAATCCATATTAGCAGATTTTTCTAATTCCAATACTAAGTTTTCACAGTCGCCAATTACAGCTTTCTGTGAAGCTATCAATGAATCAGCTTTCTTTATCTTACCTTCCCATTGAGCATCACGAGCTTTAATCATTTCTAAGGCTTGTTCTTGAGTAAAAGTAGTTATTATTTTACCATCTTTTTTTAT